TCAATCCAGATATTCTTGAAAGATGTGTTAAGGAACTGGTAGAGCGAATTTGTACTGCTTTAGAACGCAATCCAGAGATGAAGTTGGCGCCACTCACTCAAGAGTGTGCAATTAATGGAATCGTTGATGATCCCCTTACAAGGAGAGTCAACGTCAACACGGCGGCTGGTTATGGGTTCAAGGGAAAGAAGGGAGATTACCTTCCTATCGTGAAAGAGGATATAGGCCTTGTCATACGTGAAGCACTCCCTGCATTAAAGAAAGAAATTGGGAAGTTGTTGGAAGCCTATGACTTTGATGAGACCGCAGAAGTTGTTTTTAATGCAGCTCTGAAAGATGAACCACGACTGAATACAAAGAATGATGAAGCAAAGACTCGCGTGTTTTATGCGACTCCTTTGGCTTCATTAATTCTGAGTAGACAGTATCTTTCGCCTATTTTTACTTTAGTACAAGAGATGTCGGACCTGTTTTATGCACCACTTGGTATAGACATGCTGTCAGAGTCACATGAATTTGTTGAAGAGTTGATTCAGTTTTCTAAGTTCATCTTAGAAGGGGATTACAAGGCTTTTGATTTGAATCAGTTACAACAGTTTAAATTAGCTTATTCAACGGTTGTTCATGAATGTTTGAAAAGGTTTGGGTACAACGCTCATGCTTTGAGAATAGCTCGTGGTATTTTGTCCCAAGGAATGTTTCCAACTATCAACATGTTTGGTGATGTATTAATGTGTTGTGGTTTTGAACCTTCTGGTGTGTATGGTACAACACATAGGAATTCAGGTGTCAATCTTCTTATGATGATGTACTTTTGGTATTCAATCACTGATGATGACTTCTTCAAAAATGTCCTAGCTAGACTTTGTGGAGATGACATGTTGGCTTCAGTGAAAGAAAAGTTTGTGAAAATATTCAATAATGTGACATATCAGAAGTTTTGTGAGGAACATTACGGGATCATATTCACACCGGCTCAGAAAGACTCAGAGATGCAAGAATTTTTAGACATTACCCAGGCGAGTTTCCTGAAAAGAAATTTCAGATATTCGGCTTCACTGAAAAGATGGGTAGCTCCCCTCTTTATGGATAGTATTGTTCGTATGAATACTCTTTACCTCCCTTCGAAAGTCATAAATGAGGAGACGCAGGTTAGAGAGATTATTACTGCAGCGGTTCGTGAGTATTTCTTCCATTGTGAAGAGAGACAGCAGTTCGACAGTATTAGGGATCAGTTCATAGATTGGTTTTGTAAGAAGTATGTAGTACCTGTCCCAGAAGTAGAAGTAAAAGTACCAACGTATGAAGCTCTCTTTGAGATCTTTGCACGTTGTGCTTGAGAGTTTTACGCAGTTACCATTCTGCTTATAAAAATGGCCCCATTGGGGAAGGTTCCATTCCTTAACAAAACGGCGTTATTCATTCGTTATATGAAAACCGGAAAGAGTTTAGACGACTCTTTACCGTGTATCAGTCTACGAAGCAACAGAAGTATAGTGCCTTAGCTGAGTTACAGCTATTACGTCAAGGCCTAATTGACGAACTCGAGAACCTCGAGGCCATACCCCCGCTTTCCCCTTTTCAGAATGTGGGTATTGAAAGATTGCGAAGACACTTCAACTATTTGTTTAACCCTCATTTGAGGACAGCTTATAAATTGGAGGTAGCACGTTTAGCGAGAATTCATTCCCTTAAACAGACTCTGCGGTTTGTAGACACTTATGACCGATCTGGTGTCGAAGTTTGGATTACTTCAGAGGCTAAAGTTGTTTCTTCTGAAATGACGGATGGGGTTGCGACAACTACACAAATTAATGAGAATCTAACAGATATTTTAGGAGATGATCAAGATTTTGTGAGTGCAGGAAATACGTATTATTCAGACCAGGGGCAGAAGAATTTGTTGTCAGTTGATAATTTCTTCAAACGTCCTATGCAAATAACGAATGGAGTTTTAACAAATTCTGCGTTTGTACAAATCAATTTGCCAGTTTGGGATTTATACACCTTAAATCCTGCGGTGCGTGCCAAGTTACGAAATTATACGTACTTGCGCGCGGATCTGCATGTTCGAATTGTTGTGTCTGGAACTCCTTACCATTATGGGAAGCTTATGGTGTCCTATCAGCCATATGCCCAACGTAATGCGAACTTGATCGACCTTGATGCTCTTTTTGCTATCAACACTGACGTTAGACAGATGTATATCAACTATCTATCACAAAGTGAAGGAGCAACTACCATGGATATTAGAGAAAATAAACCTCTAGAGATTGTTTGCCCTTTTATTTCAACCAAAAATGCGCATCGCTTGTATAATGCGGATTCTGCGGTACTTGGGGATACAACGTCATATGAAGATCTGTCAGAAGCAGGTGATCTTTATATTTGGTCAATCAATGCGGCAAATGTGATAAACGTAGACACTGACCCAGCAAGATATTATGTGTATGCGTGGATGGAAAATGTCGATCTTGGGCCCCCCACCGGGACTCATGTCGAAATTAGGACAGAAGCACGGGACGAGAGAGAGACGGGACCTATTGAGAAGGTCGCGAGCTCTGCTCGGGTGGTCTCTGACGCTTTGCAGAAGATACCCTCTATTCAACCAATGGCCATGGCCTCATCAATGGCCTTTGGAGCAATTGAATCTATCGCCTCTTTATTTGGATGGTCAAGACCGTTACTCTTAGACACACCTTGTTATGTTAAGAATGTTGCGTTTCAAAATGGAGCACATACAATCGGTACAGAAACAAACTACAAGATAACGTTAGACCCAAAGCAAGAATTGACAGTAGACCCTAGCGTGACAGGAGGATCAGAAGATGAAATGAGTTTTGCTCATATTTTGTCACGACCATGTTATCTGACCACTTTTGGGTGGATTCCAGATGATGTGCCCTTAACTCCTCTTTTCCGCTGTGCTATTACCCCAACTTTGAACTCAACTGCCATTGTAGAAGGTTACAAGGTAATGCAACAAACACCAATGTCTTTTGTTGCTGCTCCCTTTATCTCATGGAGGGGAGAGATTGAGTTCACTTTGGAGATTGTTTGTAGCCAGTTTCACCGTGGAAAGTTAGCGGTGATTTACGAACCGAACATCGAGCAACATGTTTTAATTGATGCTTCGTTAGACTTAAACAAACAATATTTGAATATTATTGACATACAGGAAACTCAAACAGTCACATTCAAGTTTGGGTGGGCAGCAGCCAGATCCTGGCTGAGATGTTCTAACAGAATTGCTACCAACACGCAACAGTACAGTAGTACTGCATCCGTCCTAAATTTAGGAAGTGTCCTTGTCAACAATGGTTATTTTATTGTTGTCCCTATAACAGATTTAATTTCACCTGATAATAACACGATTGAAGTAAACGTATATGTGAAGTGTCCTGACTTGAAAGTTAATGGTCTATCGCAAGCAGCACTCCCTGAATCGAGATCTACTGGAGCTCCAGCTTTAGTAGAAAGTGCTTCAGAGGCGAATGATCAACTTGCAACTCAAGACGTGACGTTTCAGACCGTAAATGATTCACTCTCTTCACCAGAGACAATCGCAATTGAACATTACGGGGAAGTACCAGTTTCCTTTCGGGCGTTATTGAAACGTTATGTCGGTAGTACAGACAGATACGTATCATTACCCACGACCGCAGCTACAGCGTATGTTGTTTGGGATGTAGGGATTTATCCTTTCCAAACTTTGCCATATGGCGTTGATGCCCCATATTTCACCAAGGATTTGTTTTCTTATCTGAGGTATGCATACTTAGGTGTGAGGGGCGGTTACCGCCATCGAGTCAGAACGCAATTCGCAGGAGGTTTGAGAGCTTATAGTTATTTCAAAGCTACTCTTCTCCCCGAAGATACGTCTGAGGCTGTTACGGATCCAGAATACATTGTCACTGGGGGTGGCACGAATATTTCTCGTGCCACTTCCCAACTTAGTGGTACTGTCTCTATGGATCGCAGCTCTAATGGTGGTATGGAGTTCGAGTTCCCGTTTTATTCAAGGAACAAGTTTCATTTTGCTTTC